CACCTCGGCACCGGCTGGGAGCAGCTCCACAACCCCGACCACCGGCCCGACCTCGACAAGCTCGTGTTCGACCTCGGTGTCCTCGACCACGAACACGAGCCCGACGTCGTCTGGGCCCCCGCGGTCGAGGAAGGCGGACACGAGCAACACAACATGGTCGGACAGGTCGCGCGCGCACTCTGGGGCGACCGTGTCCGGCCGTACCTCACCTACCGCCGCGGCCACATGCGGAGCCGCGGGATCGAGGTGCCGTTCCAGACCAACTGGGTGCTCCGCAAGCTGCGGGCCCTCGCCTGCTACGAAACACAGATCGGGCTCACGGGCGACTGCCAGCCCTGGTTCATGGACGACACCCTCCGCGAGTACCGGCCATGAAACCCACACGCGCGCGCGCACGCGAAAAGCCCTACCGCAAATACCCGCCCGACCCACCCGACTGGACGATCAAGCCACTGATCGCGCTCACGCTGATCATCGTCCTCGTCGCGGTCGCGATCGAGAGGCTCACATGAACGGCATCCCCCGCGTCTTCCGCGGCAGCCAATCCACCCTCGTGGCCGACAACCGCCACCAGGACATCTTCCGCTTTGAGCACCGCCGCCGCGTCTACTACCGGCGGGCCCGACAACAAGCACGCACCCGGCAGCGCGTCACGAGGATCCGGTGACCCGGCTCGTCGCCAGCATGATCGCCCGCAACGAGAAGCACCGCTACCTCGACGCCGCGATCGCGCACCTCGCCAGCTACTGCGACGCGATCGTGATCCTCGACGACGGCTCCGACGATGGCACCGACATCCTCGACTACGGCCTGACGATGAGGCCCAACGGTGAATGTTCCATCTACGCCGCCCGTGTCGAGACGCCCGAGTTCTACGCCCACGAGGGCCGGGCCCGGCAGAAGCTTCTGGAGCTGACGCTCGACCTCCGCCCCACCCACGTCCTCGCGATCGACGCCGACGAGTTCGTCGCTGACCCCGCGAAGCTCCGCGCCACGATCGAGGAAGACGACGGCCGCGGCGTCGCGGCCTACGGGCTCTGTATGCAGGAGATCTGGCAGGCCGCCGACACCCTCAAAGTACGGATGGACGGAGGCTGGGGCCCCCACGAGGTCGCGTGCCTGTGGAAGGTACCCGACGCGCTCGTGGGGCCCGGCTGGCACATCCGGGACGTCGCGCTCGCCTGCGGCCGCGTGCCCGCCGCCGTCGAGCAGGCAGCCGCGAGGCGCAACGGAAGGAGCACGAACACTGAGATCCTCCACTTCGGCTGGGCCCGCGAACACGAGCGGCAGGAACGCTACGCCCGCTACGCCGAGCACGACGGCGGCCGCTACCACAACAGCCGCCACCTCGACAGCATCATGTGGGCCGACGACCGCGTCCAGCTCTGCGAGCAGGAGTGGCCCGCCGCGCTGATCCCCTACCAGGAGAAGATCCGCTCGTGATCGTGATCGACGTCGGCTGCGCCACCTACGGAGGCGCGCGCTCGATCCCGTACCTGATCGAGGACTACCACCCCGAGGTGCTGGTCGGCTTCGACCCCGCCGTCCGCGTCGCGCGCGGCTACCGGCTCGACAACGTCGACGTGATCGAGCACCCCGTCGCGGCCTGGACGCACGCGGGCAGGGTGCGCTTCCACGTCGAGACGCTGGGCGGCCACGTCGTCGAGGAGGAGACGGGCGGAGTCGAGACGCCGTGCATCGACCTGGCGCACTACATCCACGGCATCGACGACGACCGGATCGTCGTCAAGCTCGACGTCGAGGGCGGCGAATACATCCTCGTGCCGCACCTCGTCGAGCACGACGCCGACCTGAAGCTGGAGGAGATCCTCGTCGAGTGGCACTGCGCCGCCTGCGGGATCGGCGGCAACGGCCGCCACATGGACGACTGCCCCGCTGACCCTGTCGCGTGGGAGCTGCGGCGTGAGAGGATCGAGGGGATGCTGCGCTGTAAGACGGGAGAGTGGAACCGGTGAGCTGGCCCGACGCCTGGGAGTTCGTCCTCCTCGCGCTCGCGGCCTACCGCACGACGAGGCTCGTCGGCTGGGACACGATCCTCGACGGGCCCCGCGACAAGCTGACGAGGCGCGCCACGGCCGCCACGCAGTACAACCGCTACCGCTCCGACCTCGACAAGTTCCTCCACTGCCCCTGGTGCATGGGCTTCTGGGTGACGCTCCTCTGGTGGGGCGCGTGGCAGGCGTGGCCCCACGCGACGCTCGTGGTGGGGACGCCGTTCGCGCTAAACGCGGTCGTGGGGCTCGTGACGAAGAACCTCGACGAGTAGCGTGACCTCCGCCGACCCGTCTATCGTGGGGGCGTCTTTGCCGTCCTTCGTAGAAGGAGAGGAACATGGGTTGTGGCTGTGGGGGAAGCAAGTGGGTGCCGCCGACGGAGGCGAAGGCACCGAGGCAGCGGATCGTGACCGACCCGAACGACCCGGGGAACTTCTGGACGGGGCCCGAGCAGCCCCCCGCCCCGGCCCCTGAGCCCGCAGTCGCAGCACCGGCCGAGGGCTAGCTCGTGGGCCTATTCGGCTCACGTCCGGCGGGCGCGTCCTACCGGGCCCCGACGGGCAGCCTGTACTCGCAACCCGCGCTGACGGCCGCCACGACGAAGGCGACGCCGAAAGCGACGCAGGAGTGGCGGCAACTGATCCAGCCGTGGCAGCTCACGGCCCTCACGTACTACGCGAGCGTGGGGGAGTGCTGGTACGCGGCGCAGTTCTACGCCCGCACCCTGAAGAAGGTCCGCACCTACGCCGCCGTCCGGGACGAGAACGGCGAGATCAAGGAGATCGAGGACAAGGCGCACCCGGCCGTGCAGGCGTGGGACAGGGTGCAGGATCCGGGGGGAGGAGGGCGCGGCCAGCTCCAGGCGTCGTACGGGCAGCTCATGTTCCTGATCGGGGACGGCTACCTCTGCGTCACCGCCGACGACCTCGACCCCGAGGAGGAGCAGTGGGAGTACCTGTCGCCGTCCGAGTTGCGTGCCTACCCGGGGACGCCGCCGACGTTCTCCAGGCTGTCCGCCCCCGGGCTGTCGGCCGAGCAGATGCAGGGCGTCAGCGACGACGACTTCACGCCGCTGACGGGCGCGGGTGGGAAGCAGGCGGCCGTCTACCGGCTGTACCGCAGGCACCCGCAGTTCTCCAAGTGGGCCGACGGCCCGATGCGTGGTGTCCTGAAGCTGTTTGAGGAGCTGGTGCTCCTGGAGCTGGCCGTCGGCGCGAGGGCGAAGTCGAGGGCGGCCGGGCCCGGGATCCTCTACGTGCCGAACGAGCTGTCGTTCGGGGGCGCTGACCACAAGGCCGGGGACGACCCGTCTGTGGATCCGTTCGCGCAGGCGTTCCAGGCGGCCCTGATCGCGCCGATCAAGGACCCGGGGAGCGCGGGTTCGGTGACGCCGTTCATCGTGCGGGGCCCGGCGAAGCTGGGGGACGTGAACGCGAAGGACGCCCTGTTCCACCTTCAGATCCACGACCCGAACGAAACGTACCCCGAGGAGAACCTGCGGACGGAGCTGATCACGCGGATCGCGCAGGGGCTCGACATCCCGGCCGAGGTGCTGACGGGGATGTCGGACGCGAACCACTGGACGGCCTGGCAGATCGACGAGGCGTCCTGGACGGCGCACGTGCAGCCGATGTGTGAGCAGATGTGCGGTGACTTCGGCTCCGCCTACCTGCGGCCGATCTGCAAGCAGGAGGGCGTCGAGGAGTGGAAGGACATCGTTGTCTGGTACGACGCGGCCGAGGTGATCAACCACCCCGACCGCGTCAACGACGCCCGCGAGGTGTTCGACCGCGGCGGCTTGTCCCTCGACGCGATGCGTGAGGTCGCTGGTTTCGACGACGCCGACAAGCCGTCCGAGGACGAGCACAACGAGTGGCTCGCGGTGAAGATGAACGACAAGACGTTCATTTTCGGGCAGCCGGATCCGGCGTCGCTGGGCCCGGATGGGAAGCCGTTGCCGATCGACCCGGAGACGGGCGAGCCGGTGCAGCCCGACGTCGTCGACGAGAACGGCGACCCGGCCGACGTGAAGAAGGGCGTGCCGGGGACGAAGGTCGCGGCGCAGAACGGGAAGGCCGCTGACGTGGCGCTGGCGGCGTCGGCGTCGCTCGCGGCCCTGATCACTGGGGCGGCGGAGCTGGCCGTCGAGCGGACGCGGGAGCTGGCGGGTTCGCGGATCAGGAGCAAGGCGAAGAACTGCCTGCCGTGCCGGGAGCGGATCGACCCCGTGGTGAACTCTCTGGTCGCGTCGGCCCTGGGGCCCGCGGCCGTGCAGGACGTCGCTGGGGGGCTGGCGCTGACGGCGGGGGGCACGGACACGTTCAAGTACGTCCTGGGCCGCTGGGGCGTTCCTGTCGAGACGACGGACAGGCTGGCGCAGCTCGTCGAGCGCCATGCGTCGCAGCATCTCTACGAGGGCCGGGATCCTGGTCTGCCTGACACGTTCGCGGGGTACGTCGAGCGGGTGCTCTGAGTGTCGGCGCTGGTCTGGGATCCGGCGAAGCATCCTCATCGTCCGGCGGGCTCCAGGCAGGGCGGCCAGTGGGCTCCGAAGGAGGGGCGCACGCAGGCGGGCGACAAGCTTCTGGCCCGACTGGTGGGGGAGGGCGGGCCCGAGATGGCGAAGCTTCTGTGGGACGACGACGACCCGCGGTTCGCGATCGCGGAGCAGCTCGACCTCAACAATGCGCCGTCGCTGTCGACGATCGAGCGGGCGAAGCGGGCGGCCTACGAGATGTCGCAGGAGTGGCTGCGGGCGAAGTACCCCGAGGGTGTCGTGACGCTGTACCGGGGCGGGGCGGGCCCGGAGTTTGAGACGCTGCGGGCCTGGACGCCGCACCGGAGCACGGCGAAGTTCTTCGCGCGTGGGGACGAGTCGAGGGTCTTTGAGCGGACGGTGCCGATTGAGCAGGTGCAGGTGGCGCTTCCGGCGCTGCCGGTGCGTCGCTGGGTGGGCCACGACGAGGAGGAGTTCTGGCTCCCCGACGACAGTCTCGTGTCGGCCGCCGTGTGGGATCCCGCGAAGCACCCGCATCGCCCGGCCGGTTCCGAGCAGGGCGGTGAGTGGGCCCCGAAGACGGTGCTCGCACCCGCCCCCGAGGAGGAGCTGTGGGAGCCCGACATCGTCGGCTTCGGCGGCAAGAAGTTCGCGGGGACGTGGAGCAAGGATCCCGACGACCTCGTCTACGACTCGTTTGAGCCGCAGACGACGGGCTCCTACGTGGCCGAGGGCGGGCAGGGGTTCCGGGTCTTCCCGGAGCGGGCGGCTGTCACTGATCGTGGGGGCGTCTGGTGGAAGGCGTCGTACTACGGGCCCACGGACGAGCTGAAGATCTGGACGCCCGACTACATGGGTGGCCCTCACCACATGCACGTCGCGCAGGCGATGGGCTGGGACGACGGCGGTGGGATCCGGGACTTCACGAACCGGATGGACATCATGGGTGCAGGCTCGGGCCCGGGGGCGTCGGCCGAGTTGCAGTGGTTCGACGACGACGCGGTGCTTGACAACAAGGCGAAGGCGCGCCTGCGGGAGGAGCTGTCGAAGCCGTCGATCCAGCGGCAGCTCCGTGTCGCGGAGCAGCTCGCGCGGCATCCCGCAGCGATGGCGGCCGCCGCGGGCCCGGATGGGTTCCAGGGGCGCTGGGAGCGGGCGCAGGAGGACGCGACGGTCTACTACGAGCGGTTGCAGCGGCAGTGGGAGCTGGTGCTCCACCGGGCCCGGAAGGCGATCGTGGCGGCCTACAGGCGCTCCCAGGACGTGATCGTGGCGGCTGACCTTCCGGCGGGGTCGGCGGGGAACGTCGACCCGTCGACGATCGTGATCGGGAAGGTGATCGTCGACCTGACCGCTGATGTCGAGAAGGTGCGGCGAGAGATGCAGCTCGCGGTGCTGGCGGCCCTGGCGGCTGAGGGCGAACCGGCGACCTACTGGGAGCTGCTCGCGCGGACGCTTGAGGTGCAGCTCCAGAACACCGAGGTGGCGCTCCAGGACACGGTGCGGCCGATCCTGGAGGACGCGCTGGCGGAGGGCTGGTCGGTGCCGCAGACGGCTGACGCGCTGAACGCGCAGCTCACGGACTGGGCTCCGTGGCAGGCGACGCGGCTGGCGCGGACGGATCTGATCGCGATCGCGAACGGGACGTCGTTCGCGAACGCCTCGCGGCTGGGGGCGGTGGCTCCGACGTTCAAAACGTGGCTGACGGCCGGGGACGAGAAGGTGAGGCCGACGCATGTCGAGGCGAACCGGCAGACGGTTCCGCTCGACCAGCCGTTCGACGTCGACGGCGTCGCGATGATGTACCCGGGGGATCCGAGTGCGCCTGATGCTTTGACGCAGAACTGCCGGTGCACGCTCGTCTACGGGGAGGGCGCTCACCCCGACTTGCGACATTCCCAGGATGATCTGCTCGCGTTGTCGGCGGCGGTGTGGGATCCGGCGAAGCACCCGCACCGGCCTGCGGGAGATGATCGCGGCGGCGAGTGGGCTCCGAAGCTCGTGCGTGTCACGGACAGGATGGACTGGCCGACTGGCTGGCTCCAGCCCGAGAACGTGCGTGGTCGCGGTGTCTATTTCACGGCTGACGAGACGAACTGGGACACGGGCTGGGGCGAGGACGGTGTCCTCTGGAAGGCTTTGCTCTCTCCCGGAGGCGACGAGATCGCGTTCTGGTTCCCTGACTCGGAGGGGCTCCCTCATCACGAGGCCGTCGCGATGGAGCTGGGCCTGGAATCCGAGGGTCTGGAGATGCCGTCGGGGATCGGTATGCAGGACAGGAGCGGCTGGCGGGACGTCCAGTTGAACCATGCGCGGGACATTCATCGCGAGGAGGAGTTCCACCGTGACCGGCTGGGGCTCGTCGCGGCGGTCTGGGATCCGGCGAAGCACCCGCACGAGCCGGGCGGCAGGCCCGAGGGCGGCCAGTGGGCGAGCACCTACCAGATGGAGAACATCCTCTATGGGACGCCGGAGTGGCGGGCCCTGGGGAAGGGTGCGCGTCAGGAGATGCGTGACGATCCGGATTGGCAGGAGGCTCTCGATGCGCGGGACGGGAAGTACTCGATGGCGCTGGAGGCGTTCAACGAGTCGAACGTCCTGATCGCGCGGCAGCACGGGCAGATCGTGGGTGTCCTCGGTTACACGCTTCTGGAGAATCACGAGACGACCGGGAACCCGTGGATGTGGGGCGGTCATGCTGGTGCGATCAAGGGCGCGGGTCTGCCCTTGTTCAAGGGCGCGATCAAGGTCGCGGCGGCCGGGGGACGCGGCATGACGTTTGAGGGTACGGCGCACTCGGTGGCGCTGTACGACCGGCTCGGTGTCCCTCGTGTCCGTTCGGGCGAGCAGGTGTATCGGTTGACGCCCGAGCAAGTGCAGCTCCTGAGCAAGGATCTGTTCGCGCTGGCGCGGCAGGAGCGCCTCGCGGCGGGGGCGGATCCGTGGGTCGAGCCGGAGCTGGAGTGGCTGACCGCGGCCTTCGACGAGTCGAAGCACCCGAGGCACCCGGTGGGCTCGGAGAGGGGCGGCCAGTTCGCGCGCAAGTTCGACGTCAACGTTGCCGCCGACGTGACGAAACTGATCGAGGGGATGCACGCCGCGAAGGCGGAGCGCGCCGACCTCCTGATGCAGGGGCTGAAGAAGGCGAACGTGGCGCTCGTGGGCGGGATCCGGGTGCAGTCGGTGATGTCGGACTACTACGACCCGTCGGTGCAGGCGATCGTGCTGGAGCACGGCCGCGCCTTCGACAACGGCTTTGAGCCGATCGAACCGGACGAGAAGTGGACGGCGATGGGCGAGTGCTTCGGGAACGCGACCCACATCGCCTGGGAGGGCGAGCATCCGGACTGGTCGTACACGGAGGGCTACGCTTACCCCGAGGTGGGTGACATGTGGATGCAGGTGATCGGGGAGCCGATCCACCACGCCTGGATGGTGACGCCCGAGGGCAAGGTCTACGATCCGACGTGGGGGAACAAGGGCACCGCCTACGTGGGGGTGCCGCTCGACGAGCACTACGTGTACCGGCGGGCGGCGGAGCGCGAGATCTACGGTGCGTTCTCCGACAACGCGCCCGTCGTGCCGCCGGGCCCGGATGACATCGTTGACGTAGGGAGGCCGATCAATGGCTGACACGCTCGTTTCACCTGACGACGTCGAGGTCGAGCCCGACTTCCTCGCGGAGCTGCGTGCCTGGCTGGCGCTGACGGCCGCGGTCTGGGACGAGTCGCTCCACCCGCGCGAGGCGGAGGGCACGAGCATCGGCGGACGGTTCGCGCCGAAGCACGGCTCGACCGGCACCCCGGCGCAGCGGGCAGCGCCGCCGACGACGGCGGTCGAGGCGGGGCGGAGGGTCGCGGCGTCGGTGCTCATGCGCCAGCTCGCGGGGATCGACGCGACGGCCGAGAAGGTGCGGGCCCTGCCGATCCCGGAGGGCGAGTACGCCGGGGAGGCGGTCTACCTGGAGAACGGCGGCGGCTCCTTCAACCGGCTCCCCTCGGGCCGCTACATCATCGACGGGCCGAGGCTGAAGGACGAGGGCTGGGATCCGACGTCGTACGCGACGGCCGACGAGGCGCTCGCGGCGATGCGGGCGAAGCTGTCGAGGCCGGAGCTGGAGGCCGAGGTAGCGAAGAACTGGGGGAAGCGGCTGCGGGGCGGGATCATGGCCGACAAGGATGTGCGGGCGGCGTTCGCGGCCGGTGACGACCGCAACGCGACCTCGACGAGCTACGCGCAGTTCACGAGCACCTGGGGCGTCGACAGGACACCTGTGATCCTCCTCAACGACAAGGGGATGCAGTCGTTCAACAAGGACATCCTGACGAGCGGCTTCTATGACCCTGGCACGGGCGTCGTCTTTATGAACGGCGAGCGGGTGCGGGTCGGTTTCGACTTGATCGAGAAGAACGCCCTGAAGCGTCCTGACGGGAAGCCGTACGACTACGGCACCACGGTTGGCCCGCTGACGCCCGGGGGTGGTTCCGCTGGCGAGAGGATCGACGCCCTGATCCGTCACGAGACGGGACACGCAGCCTGGGCGAACATGCCGCAGAAGTGGCGGGACGAGTTCACGGCGTCCGTCCCTTCCGACTACCGGCAGAGGCTCGGGCTCTCCCGCTACGCCGCTGACGCGAAAGAGGTGTACGAGCAGGACATGAAGTCGGCCGACGCGACGCTGTTCCCGTGGCAGGGCGAGGTGCACTCCGAGGTGCTGGCCGCGACGACGGATCCGTCCTACAACCGGGACGAGTGGCCCGCCTGGGTCAACGACCTGGGCGACCGGATCAAGGCGGCGAAGGCGTGATCCCTGTCCAGTACTGCGCCCGGACGGTCGAGGAGGGCGAGGAACTCGTCCGGGCTCTGCGCGATCATGCGGCGATGCATCCGATGGCCCGCACGATCGAGGAGTCCGACGGCCTGACGGCCGCCTACGCCGAGACGCTCCACCCGCGTGCACCCGCGGGCAGCAAGGGCGGTGGCCGCTGGATCGTGAAGGGCACCCTGGGCTCGTCCGACTTCCTCGCGAAGGACGGCACGGTGTACCGGGTGCCGACGGACGCACCGGCGGACGCGAACGGGAACCCGATGGGTGCGCGCTGGGAGTCGAGCGAGGCGCACTGGGACACCTACCGCGAGATGCCGGGGACGCTCCAGAAGGAAGCGACCGACAACCTGGGGCCGCAGGGCCCGGCGACGCTCGACGACCAGATCGACGCGATCCCGGAGGGGGGCGAGGGGCCCGTGGGGCTCGACGTGATCCGGCGTGAGGACGGCCGCTTCAAGCTGATGTCCGTCGACCACAGCGCGTCCCCGGGGCGGCCGAACTTGTACGCGATGAAGGAGGGGACGCGGGACGAGATCCTGGGGCTCGCGAAGGAGCGGCACGCGCAGGCGCGCGACTCGGGCGAGACGATGATCGAGGGGCTCGACACGAAGGGCCGCGTGACGCTGTCGATGGAGCGGGTGCCGAACGCCTGGGCCGTCGACGAGGGCTACGCCGACTTCGTCAAGAAGCCGCTGCGGGGAGGCTACGGCGACGTGGGTGGCCGGTCGGCCGTGGGCCTGAAGGACAACCCGTGGGGGATCAAGTGGAAGCCGGGGGTCAATCCCGAGGCTGTCCTCGTGCACTGGCGCGGCGGTGTGCGGCCGCCTGCGAACTTCGTGCCGGGCGAGGAGGGCTTCGACCAGTTCGCCTACGGCACCAGGCAGGGCACGAAGGGCCTGACGAGCAAGGCGAAGCGCGAGGCCGAGGTGCGGCGGATCATGGGCCTGAACGCGAGCCTGGTCGCGGCAGGGTTCGTCTTTGAGCCGCTGACGCTCGACTTCCTGACGGCCGCCTTCGACGAGTCGAAGCACCCGCGGAACCCCGCGAAGGGACGCAACCGGCAGCGCGACCCCGACGAGGGTGGACGGTTCGCGTCGCACAAGGGCGGCGGGCCCGGCAAGGATGATGGGGAGAAGAAGGGCGAGCGCACGGTCGAGGAGATCCTCGACGGCCACCCGGACACGCAGCAGAAGTGGAAGCCGGGCGGGAAGATGGAGAACGGCGAGTACGTCGGCGGCGAGTGGGAGATGGAGCGCGTCACCGACGTCCACGTTCCCTGGATCGCGCATCACCTCGACGAGGGCGCTCCCGTCGACGGGCAGCCGACGGCGTTGTTCATGGCGGGGGGCGGCGGTTCTGGCAAGGGGACGGTGCGGAAGGAGACGATCGCGGTCCCCGATCACTCCGTCGTCGTCGACGCCGACGAGTTCAAGTACAAGACCCCCGAGTTCAAGGAGGCCGTCGCGGCCGGGCACATCGAGCAGGCGGCAGGGATCGTGCACGAGGAGTCGTCGGAGGTCGCGAAGTCCCTCCAGAAGCAGGCGATCAAGATGAACTCCAACATCGTCGTCGACGGCACCGGCAACAACGGGCCCGACAAGTTCATGCGGAAGCTGAACGAGGCCCGCGACGCCGGATACCGCGTCGAGGTCGCGCTCGTCGACATCCCGACGGAGGTGGCCGTCGACCGGGCCCTGATTCGCGCCAACGACCCGAAGTCGGAGTCGTACGGTCGGCTGCCCGACCTGAACGTCCTCCGTCAGGCGCACCGGCAGGTGACGATCAACCATCTCGACTGGCGCGAGAAGGTTGACGACTGGCAGGTTTGGGCGAATGACTCTAGGGAGACAAGGCGGGTGATCGCGTATCGGGAGGGCGGCGGCCCGATCGTGGTCGTTGACCCCGACCGGTATGACCAGATGTTGACGAAGGCGGGTGGGTGATGGCCGAGAAGAAGCTGGAGCCGTGGCAGACGCTGGGCCCCGACGGGAAGGTGTACGGGCTGGAGCCGGTGTCCGACTGGACGGACTGGGCGTTTGAGCCGACCGACATCCCCGACATCGACGACCTGAGCGACGAGCAGCTCAAGCGGGCGGCGAAGAAGCAGAAGGAGATGTGGGGGTAGGGCGCTGTCCGGCACCAGTCCTACCCTTCCCGCATGGACGTGATCGAGCAGATCCTGGAGGAGCGCGCAGCTCTCACGGCCGCCGCGGCTGGTGTGGCTCCGCTCGCGCCCCCGGCTGACTGGTTCGCGATGGAGGAGCCGGACGAGCCGACTCCGATGACCGTCGACGACGACGGCCGAGTTTACGGCCACGCGGCGCTGTGGCCGACGTGCCACACGGGTTTCATGGGCAAGTGCGTGCAGCCGCCGAAGTCGAACTCGGGCTACGCCTATTTCCATCTCGGTGAGGTGCTGACGGCCGAGGGCGATCGCGTCCATGTCGGCAAGATCACGATGGACACGGGTCACGCGAACATCCAGGCTGGGGCGCAGGCCGCTCTCTCGCACTACGACAATACGGGGACGACGGCCGCGTACGTGCGGGCCCGTGACGGTAAGCACGGGATCTGGGTGTCGGGGGCTGTGCGGCCCGACGCCCCGGCTGAGAAGGCCGCGGCGCTGCGGGGCTCGTCGGTATCGGGTGACTGGAGGCGGCCGCGCCCCGGCTCGCCGCTGGAGATGATCGGCTTGCTGGCCGTCAACGTGCCCGGCTTCCCGGTCCCGAGGACGCAGGCTATGACGGCGTCGGGCGAGCTGATCGAGGACGCCGAGAACGAGATCTACGAGGAGGAGGAGATGTTCGCGATGACGGCCGCGGGTGTGCCGGAGCCGGTCGTCATGTCGGACGAGCAGATCGCGCGGCGGCTCGACATCCTGGCGGCGCGGGCGAACGGGCTCGACTTCCTGGCTGACCTCGTGTTCCGGCCGGAGGAGCTGGCGATGCGGGCCCTGTCGGCGGCGACGGGGAAGCCGATGGTCAAGTGCGGCTCGTGCTCCAAGATGGTCGCGGACGGTCGCAAGTGCTCCGAGTGCGGCGACCCGGTGCATCCCTCGACGATGGATAAGACCCCGGCGGCCTACAAGAAGAAGGCCGTGACGGCATCGGGCTTCGACCCGACGAAACACCCTCGTGAGCCCAGCGGTTCCCGCGCCGGGGGCCGGTGGGCGTTCAAGACAGGCGACAGGGTGATCCGCACACACGACAAGACGGCCGCCCCCCGGCGGGGCACCGTCGTCGACACGTTGCACGGCGGCACGAAGGACGAGCGGGCCCAGGTGAAGTGGGACGGGCAGACGACGCTGGGCGGCTACTACAGCAAGGGCGAGCTGTCGGCGGCGAAGCCGATTATGACGCCGTTGCAGGAGTACTACCCGCCGGAGCAGGGCGGCCACGCTCGCGGCTGGGGGCTGGGGCCCGAGTACAAGATGAAGGAGGACCAGATCGTCGGGCGGCCCGGCGGTGTGCAACCGGCGGCGACGCGAGACATCCGGGGCCCGAAGCCGGGCGACTACGAGGGGCAGGCGCGGGCGGCGGAGCAGTCGGCGGCACAGAACCGGCAGCGGGCGTCGGAGCTGCGCCAGCAGGGCAACCACGAGCACGCCCAGGACTACGAGACGGCGGCGGAGCGGGCCGACAAGCGGGCGGCCGAGATACGGGCGAGGATCGAGAAGCCGGTCGTGTCGAGGAGCCGCGGCAAGGTCCGTAAGTCCGGTCTGTGATCTCGCTCGCGCTCCAGTACCACCCCTCGCGCGCGCACCTGCTCCACCGGACGGCTCACCTCGACATCGAGGTCGTCGCGGATCCCGAGCCCGACTCGCACCCGTCGCCGTGGCGCACCTACCGGCACTGCCTGGAGACGATGCCCGCCGACTGTTCGCACCGGGTCGTGCTCCAGGACGACGCGGAGGTCTGTGATGACTTTGAGCTGGTGCTCGGGCAGGCGCTCCGGGCGAGGCCCGACGACCTCGTGGTGCTGTTCGTGCCGACGACCCACCGGGTCGGGTCGCGGGCGGTGCTGGAGGCGTGCGGCCGCGACCGGGGCTGGGCGGAGCTGCCGGTGACGGGGAACTTCTGGCTGCCGGTCGTGGGCGTCGCGTGGCCGCGCCAGCTCGCGCTCGGCTTCCTCGCGTGGGCGGACGAGGTCGGCTTCGCGGACATTCCGCGGCACCGTTCGGACGACGCGATCGCGGGCCGGTTCTGTGTCGGCAATCAGGTGCGGCCGTGGGCGACGGTCGGGTCGCTCGTCGAGCACCCGGACGTCGACGAGTCGCTGATCGAGAACTCGCATTCGATCAAGCGGCGGGCGGCGTGCTTCGCTGGCCGGTCGGCGCTCCAGATCGACTGGGCCACGTAGTTCCCGTCCGGCTGTCCTGGCACGCTGGGCTCTCCTTATCTTCTACGTCAGGAGCGTCGAGCCCCGAACCCGGATGACCGCCACACTCGGCCCCCTCCGAGTCTGGTTTGCCTTGAGACGTTGCGGCGGGTGCGCCCGAGAGGCGCACTCGCTTCTTTGTTCGGGGGGACGGTGGTCCGGATCCGCGAGAGGCAGTCCTTCTGGACGAGCACCCGATCGTGATGTCGTCGCCTGCGGTCATCGGCCTGCGGGTCGTCCCCCCTGAGCGGCCGCTCTGTGAAGTACAAGGCGGGCTCCGCCGGGCGGTGTAAGAAACCGGGGCGCAGCTCGTGACTTCTGGGTGAAGGGTGGACGGCGGCGTGTGGGTGAGAAGCTGACTTCGACGGCGAACCAACCCCGGCTGGATCACCCTTCACAAACCCGGGTTTTCGAGTACAATGAGAGTGGAAGGAAAAGGAGCGTCGACCTCGGTCGGCGGGTGCCTCACCGGGGGCCACTCCTCCAGGCAGGGTGCGTCGGGAGACGCCGCGCAGGGCAGCGTAACGCCCGGAGGGGCCCGGTGATCGGGGTTGCGAGTCCCCGGGGCCGAGGTGGGCGCTCCAGAGAGGACAGAGATGAAGGTCAAGCACAAGGCGACGCAGGCCGCGACCGACAGGCGGAACGCGCACGTCGCCGCGATGGCCGCGAACCAGGGCGTCACGGTCGCCCAGGTCTACAAGGTCGTCGCGTCGGTCGCGGCGCGCCGGGGGGTGGACGCGACGTGAGCTGGGTCCGCGTCCACGGCGGCCAGCACTTCTGCCAGCTCTGCGGCGTGTTCGCTGCCGCGACTCGGGTCGCTCCGTTCTGGCTCCGGTACGTGTCTTCGACGACGGCCGACCGGGCGGTGTGCGACGACTGTCACGAGGGGAGGTGAGGACGATGTATCAGGAGGAGCGAGAGGCGTTGGAGTACGACCGGGAGCTGAAGTGGCTGGAGGCTGACAAGCGCAAGAACGGTGTCTGGGGCTCGTGCAACGGCGGGCCGGGCGACTGGGCCCCGGAGGACAAGGACGGCAACGCGCTCGACCTCGCGGCTGACGACCCGCGCAGGTTCGCGTTCGGCAGGGGAGGCAAGTGATGGGGAAGGTCAAGCGGTCACAGAAGGCGTCGGCGCGCGAGATGCGCCGGGCGGTCGCGTACGACCGGTTGGCCGCGAAGGCTTTTCGCAACGGGGAGGCGCGGCAGGGCGAGATCTACGCCGCGACGTCGGTGCGGATCAAGCGTCGAGCTGAGTCGTTGCGCGAACGCGGCCAGTAGGGGTAGCGGAAACCCGGGTTTTCGACTAGACTGAGGGTGTCGGAAGAAAACGACAGGAAGGGGTGGTCAGCGGTGACCATGAAGGTAGCGATCTGTGGCCCTAATCTGAACGACCAGACGAAGGGCCAGTTCCACGTCCACGCGGCCGGGTGCGCCGACCTGAAGAACTACGGCCCCGGCAAGAAGATGGGCGGCCAGGACCAGGGCTGGGTGATCGACGCGGACACGCTCGCGGACGTCGCGCTCAACGTCTACGACTTCGCGCTCGACGAGGCCGGGGTCGAGGAAGGCACCGCCGAGGCCGACGCGGTCGTCGCCGGGCTCGTGAGCGACTTCCATGTCCTCGACTGCGCGAAGGAGCTGACCAAGTGACCCACGTCATCGAAGCCAACGAGTACCGGGAAGCGCGAGCCGCGCTCGCGGCCGACCCGATCGTCAGAGCGATGGCGGCCGGGCTCGCGGGCGTCGCGCGTGACGAGATCGCCTACGAGGACGGTGCTCCTCGCGGCGACTTCTACATGGCGGCCCTGCGCGAGTACCAGAAGCGCGGCGGCAAGGTCGCGACCTACGGGATGGGCGACGTCGGACACGCCCTCCTGATGATCCTGGACGGCAAGGCATGAGCGGGCGGGCGGACATCCACCGCCCCTCGCTCGCGGACCCCGCCGACTACGCCTACGTCGGCTGCTTCTACCAGGGGTCGAGCGACGCGATGCACGACTCCTACATGCTCGACCACCGCGACCTCGCGAACGCGATCGGTGAGCTGGGGCTGCCCCAGCACTTCAACGGCAACCACCTGGCGAAGGGCACCTGCGACCACTGCGGCGCGGCCTTCGCGCACGGCGTCGTCTTCTTCCACGAGCCTACGCGGGAGCTGGTTTCGATCGGCCACATTTGCGCCAGCAACACGATCGGGCTGCCCTCCCGAGCGGCGGCCGCGAAGAAGTCGGCCGAGCGGGCGGCGGCCGAGGAAGCGGAGCGGCTGAAGCGGCAGGAGGAGACGGCCGAATGGCGCGAGCTGAACGCCGACGTTGTCGCGTTCCTCGTCGACAAGGAGATGGGCGAGGCAACGGCTCACCCCTTCCTGGTCGACATGTACCGGACGATGAACCGCTACGGCAAGCTGAGCGACGGGCAGGCGGCGGCGGTCGCGAAGTTCATCGCGAACGAGGGCAAGTACGCGGCCCGGCAGGCGGCCGAGGCGGCGAAGGTCAAGGGCGAGTTCCAGGAGGGCAAGCTGACGCTCCGCGGCCGGGTGCTCTCGACGAAGTGGAAAGAGAACATGTACGGCGGGGCGCTGAAGATGCTGGTCGAGCTGGAGGACTTCAACCGGGTCTGGGGCACGGTGCCCGCGGCGCTCCAGTTCGGCGGCGGCGACGACGAGCTGGTCGGCAAGACGGTCGAGTTCACCGCGACGGTCGAACGCTCCCGGGACGACGAGCACTTCGGCTTCTACTCGCGGCCCACGAAGGCCGCCCTGATCGAGGAGGGAACGGATGGGTGATCTGAGAGTCGGGTTCGACTACCACCTCGCGGACGTGCATCGCACGCTGAGCTACGGCGACGGTGTGCGGCTGCCCGCGGGCTCGCGCAAGTACTTCGCTGTCTGTGATGCCTGCGGCTGGATGGGCCCCCAACGGATGACGTCGGCCGCGGCGCACGACGACGCTGCCGCGCACGACACGACGGAGAACGGGTAGTGGCCGGTGACGTGACGGTGCTCGGGACCGCGAACGACGCAGCTCGCGCGCTCGGCACCGACGTCGCGGGGATCTGGGCGATCGAGACGAAGGGGCGGCCGGTGTTCCTGAAAGACGGCCGCCGGGTCTGGATCCACGCCGAGCGGCCGGACACGGCGACGCCGTGGACGTTCACGATGAGGGAGGCCCCGTGAGCACGACACCGGCCAAGCATCTCCAGCAGCTCCGACGGATGCTGGGGATGAAGCAGGAGCGCCTCGACAGTTACCGCGTCGACGTGCCGGAGCAGCACAAGTCGTTCCTGCGCGCTGACATCGGGGCGCTCAAGTTCGCGATTGAGGTGATCTCCGGGGCCCGGGCCGAGGACAGGGTGGTCGAGCTGCGTGACCTGGGGCGAGAGACGGCCGAGGGGCACGAGTGAAGTACCGGGCCGAGATCAGGAACGAGAAGACGGCCGAGTGCCCGTGGTTCGTCTACGTGAGGAGCGGGTTCGGCGCGGTCCACGCCTGCCGCTTCGCGCGCCGGTCGAGCGCCGAGCGCGTGGCGGCGGCGATGAACCGAGCCTGGGAAGCGGAGGGGCGGCTTTACGTGGGGCAATCAACAAACGAGGGGGAGTGATGTTGGGACTGAGGCGCAAGAAGACGGAGCCGGTGGTCGAGCCGCCGGTCGAGGTCGAGCACATCCCGTGCTTGTACGAGGTGACGTTCCAGCGGGGTGACGGCACGAGGCGGATCGCGGAGGTCGTGGCGACGTCCGCGAAGGGCGCGAGGGCCGAGGTGGCCGAGCGGTTCCCGTATCCGATCGAGATCGTGAGGACGTTCCGCGAGGGCTTCATCGAGTAGGGGTGGCACGAACCCGGGTTTTCGACTACAATACGGGTGAGAGAGAAAACGACGAGAGGTGGTCAGCGGTGACCGGCTTCAGAAAGATGGCAGCGAAGTTCTCCGGCAAGTGCGCGCTATGCGGTGGCGCGATCGCGGCCGGTGACGAGATCCTCTGGAAGAAGGGCGCGGGTGCCCGCCACGCCGACGAGGCGGACTGCGGCGGCGGCTACACCCTCTACCAGGAGTACGCGGGCGCGGCCTACCAGCGGGCCTACCACGACGAGGATGCCTGGGAGGCCGCTGAGATTCGGCGCGAGGAAGCCGAGTACCAGCGCGGCTATCACGAGGTGCGCGAGATCCAGGCGATCTCCGCGGCGGGCTCCGCCTTCCGGGAGCAGCTCTACCGGGAGATGGAGCAGGCGGCCTACAACCGGGGGGAGGACTACTGATGGGCAGGAGCCGGACAGCCGAGGAAGTCTACGAACGCCTCGTCGAGGCGCTCGTCGAGGAGCACCGCAGCCGGATCGAGCGCGCGGCCCGGGACGGGCTCGCGGAGGCCCGCCGGGCGAAGGCAACGAGCCGCGACGAGTTCCGCGACTACGCCGTCGACGCGGCCGAGAAGTACATGTTCGACAGCCTCGACTTTGAGCAAGTCAAGGCGGTCGACATCTCCGACGTCGCCTGCGAGTTCGGGGACGAGGCCGAGCGCGACTTCGCGGTCGGTGAAGCCGAGATGAGGGAGGACTACTGATGGCGGCGATCGACACTGAGAAGCTGGCCGAGATCCTGGTCAACAACGGCTACGGCGCGAACATCCACCTGACGCAGGCGATTTGCGAGCTGGTCGAGGCGGCCGAGGGGATCCTCGACGGGGCGTTCGGGGGACAGTCGGAGCTGAAGCACCGGCTCCTGATCCTCGACGACGAGATCAAGGACTTCGTCGTGGCGGCCGGAGGATGACGCTCCGCAAGTACATCGTCACGCTTCGCCCGCACGCGGCGCACGGCCTGGGGAAGCAGGACGTCTGGGCGATTGATCTGGTCGAGGCGGAGAAGCAGGCGAAGCGACGCTGGGGCGCTCACGCCGTCGACCGTGTCGTCGCGGCCGAGCCGGGGAAGCCGCGGCCGGACTTCGATCCGAAAGTCGACTATCCGGAACGCTACAACACGGGAATCTGAGAGGAGGTGGTGTGGGTGCTGAACGCAGCGGTGGAGAAGCACCTGAAGATCGCTCGCACGTTGATCAACGCGACCCTCGACGGGAACGCGGTGGGGAGCTACACGCTCGACGACACGGAGATGATGATCCGCGGCGCGCTCGCGGACGTCGGCTACGCGCTGGCGCTCTTTGCGGGAGTCGAGGACGACGTCGGCAATCAGGTCGATGTCGGCAAGGCAGTCACGGCGGCCGTCGCGGTCGTCGCGGCGGTCAGCGGAAAGGTGGTGACGGCATGAAGAAGGGCAAGGTGTTCATCTACGAGCCCGTCGGGCTCGACGTCTTCGACAAGAAGATGCACGCGCCCGCCCTCGGCGCTCGCGTCGTCAAGACGCAGCCCTACGGTTGTCCTCGCAACGGCACGATGGGGATGTGTTACGTGCAGGGGGCGGAGTCGGGCGAGTTCCACGGGCTCGTGCTCCTCGCCTCGCTGAGGGCAACCAACGAGACGGCCGTCGTGCGGGACCTCGCGGCCGAGGCCCGCGACCGGCAGGGGTACTCGGTGAAAGTCCGATGACCCGCTACGCGATCTTCGTCCACGACCCCGACGACGACATGGGCCACGGCCGGATCGTGGGCCCGTTCCAGACGATCGAGGCGGCCGACGCGAAGGCTGACGCGCTCCGCCGCGGCAACGACGCCGCCGTCTACGGGAACGACATCGAGGTGATCGTCCTGCCCGTCCTGTCCGGCGGAACGTCGCTCGTGAAGATCAACAACGAGATCGCGAAGGAGGGATGGTGATGGCCGATCTGACCCTCACTCGCAGCGGCGAGCTGATGCTGACCCAGGTCGAGGGGAACACCGACGCCGGTGTCGAGTTCGTCGACGCCTGGGTCGAGCCGGTCGTCGACGACATGTACGTCCACGACGCTGGGGTGATCTTCGTCCGTGACACGGTCGCGATCGTGAAGGCGGCCCGCGTGTTCGGGCTCACGATCGAGCACGATGTGATCGCAACCGAGAAGGCGGACGGCTGACCGTGACTGTGGGCGAGCTGAAGCGGCGGCTGGAGAAGCAACCGGACGATCGCCCCGTTGTGGTTCTCGTCGAGGGTGACGGCGAGTACCTGAAGGCGTACGCGACGAGGGCGGGGTCGGCTCACGACGCCCTGCCCGATCCCGACGATCACGGCGACGACCGGCACAACGCCGGGACGATCTTCATCATCACCGCGGACCTGGAGGGGTAGGCATGAGAGGACTCGACGAGTGGATCACCGGCGGGCGCTACAGCTCCAACGGGGGCGAGGTCACCTGCGAGAAGTGCGGAGCCGCTACCCACGTCGTCTCGGAAAGCGAGTACGGGATGACGACCTGGAGCCCCGAGGAGTGCTCCAAGTGCGGCAAGGAGTTCGACGGCGACGAGGGCTGGGTCGATGACGCCGAGATCGTTGCCGACCTGAAGGCGGACGCCGCGGAGGACGACTTGTAGAAATGTCCGGTAGATGAGTTAGGGTGCTGCCAGCTCCGATCGTCGCGTAGCGGCGAAGGGGCAAGGCCGGGTCCATAGGTCACCGGCGAAGTTCTGATCCATCCAACTTCGCTGAGGAGACGACCCGATGAGCCAGCTCTTTCCGGACGTTCCGGACGGCCTTGAGGCACTGAGCGCCGAGGAACTCCAGGGCCACATCGACGCGCTGCGAGCGCGCGTGGCAGAAGTGAAGACCCGCGACCCCGAGGTCGTGGGCGACATCTCGATGACCGAGCTTCTGAATCAGGTCGAGGCCGCCGTCGAGAAGATCGAGGCGATCTCCGCCGTCCTCGCGACGCGCGAGGCAGCCGAGACGCAGTTTGAGGAGGAGCTGTCGAAGCTCGCTGACAAGGCGGGCGTCGCGGAAGCCGATCCCGGCGACGAGGACGATCCCGATCCCGCGCCCGAGCCCGAGCCCGTCGAGCCCGAGGTCACGGCCGAGGTCGAGCCCGTCGTCGAGGAAGCCGCTCCCGAGCCGCTGCTCGTCGCGGGCGGAGCACCGGCCGCCCGGCCGAAGCTCCCGGCCCCGGCACCGGCGAACGAGCCCGCCGAGGTACTTCCGCCGCAGCCCGCCCGCGCGGCCCTCGTGGCGGCGTCCGGGATCCCCGGCATGTCGGAGAACGCGAGCCTCGGTGACCGGTACGAGCTGGCGAAGGCCGTGATCGCGAAGCGGTACCAGGGCACCTCGGTCGCGAAGGGCGTCCAGGAGAAGGTCCTGATCGCGTCGGCCAACTACGGCGAGCTGTTCCCCGAGGAGCGCAAGCTCCGCGGCGACGCCCAGGACTCCGCCAAGATCGAGGCTGTCGTCTCGGACGAGGCGATCACCGCGTCCGGCGGGCTCTGCGCCCCCGTGACGAACTACTACGAGCTGATGAACGTCGCGGTCGCGGACCGGCCCGTCCGGGACGCGATGGCGAACTTCAACGCGATCCGCGGTGGGCTCAAGTTCGCGGCCCCGCCGACGATCGCAGACATCACCGGCATCGGGATCAAGACCGCCGCGCAGGACGCGCTCGGCGGCACCTACGCCGCGAAGTCCTGCCAGGTCGTCGAGTGCCCGGACTTCGACGAGGAACAGCTCGCGATGATCTATCACTGCCTCCAGTTCGGCAACCTGAACTCGCGGGCGTTCCCGGAGATGGTGGCGCACTTCAACTCCCTCGTCCTCGCGGCGCACGCGCGGCTGGCGGAGCAGAACCTCCTCGACTACGTCAAGTCGACGGCCACGAACGTGACCGACGCCGGGACGTACGGCTCGACGGCTTCGCTGCTCAACGCGGCGCTGTTCGCGGGCGCGGGGATGCGGTCCCGTCACCGGATGGCGCACAACGCGACCTTCCGGGCCCTCATGCCGGAATGGGTCGGTGACCAGGCGGCGGCGGACATGTCGAACCGGCAGTTCACCGACTTCCAGTTCTCCCGCAACGACATCGGGGCGCTGCTCGCGAGGCAGGGCGTCAATGTCTCCTGGTACAAGGACACGCCGACGGGTGCCGGTCAGATCTTCGGGACCCAGAACGCATCGGCGCTGCTCCGGTTCCCGACCACGGTCAAGTGGGCCATCTACCCCGAGGGCTCGTACCTGTTCCTCGACGGCGGCACCCTCGACCTTGGGATCGTCCGGGACTCGACCCTGAACGAGACGAACGACTTCCAGATCTTCGGGGAGACGTTTGAGGCGGCGGCCTTCATCGGCGTCGAAGCCCTCTACGTGACATCGACCGTCTGCGCGAACGGCACGACTGCCGGGACCGCAACGGCGATCACCTGCTCGTAACCGGGAACTGAGAGAGGAGCGGGGAAATGGTTCAGACGACCCTGGGGATGCCCTTCGTCATCGACGGGCCTATCCCCGCTCCTCCGAAGTACAGGCTCCTGGATGTCGCCCAGATCGTCGAGACGGACGACACCCACTGGGGCCAGGGCGGACAGGTCTGGGGCTACCCGCCTGATCTGCCGACGGTCTGGGATCCGTGCACGCTGCCGTCGTCGAGTCCGCGCAAGCCGACCGGCGGCGAGATCCCGCTGCCCGTCTTCGCGGCCTACACGGCCGTGCTCGCGATCACCTGCACCGCGCGTGGGATCGACCCCGACGACATCGAGGGGTACCAGGCGCGGGCGCTCGCGGCCTTCACGGCCGTCGAGTCGTACGCCGTCGAGTCGGAGCTGGCGAAGGGGACGCTGATGCCCCTGAACCCGCACTTCACCGACGCGAATGTTTCGTTCCCGGCGGGCTCGGGGGCGAAGTCCCCGCGGGTCGGTCTGTCGTATCTGGCGGACGCGGTCGGGGCGACGGCGAAGCAGGGCGTGATCCACGCGACACCCGGGACGGTCACGGCCTGGTCGGACGGGCCCCTGGTCTTCGACAAGGGGGGAGTCCTTCAGACCGCGACCGGCGTGCCGGTCGTCTCGGGTGACGGCTACATCGGTTCTTCACCGACGACGCCGCCGACGACAGGGAAGGCGTGGGCGTACGCGACGGGCCCGATCAAGATCTATCGGTCGCCCGTCCTGATCGTGCCCGGCACGGCCCGCGAGGCGCTCGACCGGCAGCAGAACGTGATCACGTTCCTCGCTGAGCGGGACTACCTCGCGGTGTGGGACACGGAGCTTCAGGCGGCCGTGCTCATCGACTGGACGATCTAGGAGGAGGGTAGGAGATGGCGCAGGCAGAAGCCATTTGCGGAAGTTCCATTCTGGCATGCGGCCTGCGGGCCACACTGCTCAACGACGACGGGTCGGTCGCGGCGGGCCCGAACAACTCGTACGTCACCGACAACCTGATCGAGATCGCGGTCACCCCGGTCGAGGCGACCGGCTCCGACCGCGAGCTGCGCTCGGGTTGCGACTGCATCATCGCGACGGCGAAGTTCCCGGACTTGCTGAAGCGGTTCACGTTT